ATGTCTGGCAAGAACTCATCGAGCGCCTTGTAAATCTTCTCGCGCAACAAAGACGGTGAAGCATGGTTCAGTACGGCTATCTCCATCAGCGTGTTGACCAACGGCCTTGCTTGTTCGTACCTCATACCTTCTCCCTGCGCTTGAGTCCCGCTGGGTCGCTGGCTAGGTTGACAGCATCAACGACTTGACGCTTGACTTCCTCCGCAACATTTTGGGGTGGTTGTTTACCAAAGATGCGCTCGAAACTTTCCGCAAACTTTTGGTGATTTGTTGGGCGTTGCGTGTCGCCCTTGCCTGCTTCATGTGCCATCAGTCCACATCCTTTGCTAGACAAGCGAATGCCTTGGGCAAACCCACAGCTCCTTTGACTTCCTCTTGACGCGCCACCAGCGCAGCCGCCGCCTTGTTGCACAGTGCTCGGGATTTGAACTCGTCCACCTTCTCCCAGTTCAAGTTGCCGCCAGCGTTCATTTGAAACACTACCAATACGAATGCACCAATCATTTTTAAACTCCTAACATTTCAATTGGAAACAATTTGTCATCTTTTAGCCAATAAGAAACTCGACCCTCTGTTCTGATCTCTGCTTCTTTAAATAGCGTTCTGTTGTCAATCCAGCCAACAATCGTCACGGCATCATCCTCGATGTAAGTTTGAACATACAAGTCGCATGGATGATGTTTGTGATACTCGGTCACCAGAATGTGAGCATTCTTATGGCGGGTAGCTTTCACATCAATTGTCTTGCCGTTCCAAATTAAATCAACTGGGTTTTTCCTTTCATTCAATGAAGTGTCAACCATTACGTTGAAATATTTGGCCACGGCAAACTCGCCACGAAATCCATCAATGTCCATGTCATATGGGTTTTGCTTACTCACCTGACGGTCATGGTTGAATTGCATGGCATTTTTGCGTCTTGCTGTTCCAAACAAATCGCAGAACAATAGCTCATGACGGTTCAGTTGGATTCTCATCTTTCTTCTTTCTTGTCTTGATCGCCGGCAGCCCCGCAGCAGGTTCTGGACTTTTATCCAATGCCCTGATCAACGCTTCTGCAAACTCAACAGACATGTTGGCAACATCATCTGGCTTTTCGTATCCACGATTGATGAATGCGTTCATGGCAAACATGGATCCCAGCAGCCTGACGTTCTCTTCATCATTCATCAGTGAGCCTCTTTTTGAAGTTGTTTCAAACGACTGTCAGCATGGCGAAATGATTTTCTGAATGCGTAGACGGCCTTCTCTTCTTCCATGCCAGCTTCAACAGCCAGTGTTGCAAGAACTGTAGACACGCCAGTGAGAATGTCACGTACATCAGTTGCTTCGTAATTTCTCAAGGACGCCAGAACGTTCATAGCAATTTCTTTTATTGGGTCTTTATCCATGTTTAATTTCCAATTCAGCAATACGTTCAGATAAAACAACGCCTAGATCTTTGCCTTTGACAGCAATCATCTGAGCCTCTTCGCAGTCATAAATGACCTTGGCAGCATCTTTTAATGCCTTGTTGTAGCCCGTGGTGAATACATCGTTGCCATCCACCAACATGCCAATAGCATCCCGAATCAAAACAGAAGCCTTGCGCTGCTTGGCAAACTCTTTAAGTTTGTCGTGGTGTTCCTGCGGCAGGTACACCGAGTATGGGATTAGTTTTCTTGTTTCCATTCTTGGTAGTCTCTGTGAATTTTGTCTAAACGTATCTGTGCTTCTCGGTTTGTCTTCAACTCAGATCTGGATTGAATGTGCAACGTTGCCCTTACCCATTCAACAGCTTGATCAGCTTCTTCGTCAAAGATTTCTTCCTTTACATACAGATACTTCCAGAAGTCTGGATCCCTGCTTAGCATCCCAGCAATTCGGATAGCCTTGTCGCCGGAAAACTCTTCAGCTTTGTTCATTGGTTCTTCGTTGCCATCTACCCTGACAAGCACACACTGATAACGAGAGCCAACAAAGTCACGCATCAAGTCTTCAGGTATGCCGTCTGGGTGGACAGACAGAGCCAGCACGTAGCCGGTTCTGTCTTGTTTCAGAGCAACTTTGACAGCTTCAAAGTTAAGCGTCTTCATATCAATATGGCACGTCTTCGTCAGCTGCTTTTTCGTATGGTTGGGAAGCAGTCAATGCTGTATACGGCTTACCAGTTTTAGAAGTATTGTTCCAAGCAGCGATAGAGATCTTGACTAGATTTCCCTTGGACCGATCCATTTGATCAACCAAAAATGTTTTATCTAAAAACAGATCGCCTCTCAAGTCTGGATGAGCAGGTGACTTCTTTACGTTTTGAAATAACGCACCAGCGTTTGGTTTTTGTTCGTATGCCATGATTTAGCCTTTCGCAAATTTGTTTTTGGTTTCGGTGAACTTGCCCATCATTTCCTTGAAGAAAGCTGGATCAATTTCTTTTACTCGGTCAAAGATGACTTTGTTCTTCTTGAAGATCTTCATAACGTCTGCGTCGTCATGGCAATACTCCAAGAGCATGTGAGCTGCGTCTTTGACGATGTTGAGCCATTCCTCTTGTGAGCATGAATCCTCGGACTGCACAGTGATCTGGAACTCGCCAGATTGGCCTTGCATCTTGGCTGGAACCTTCTCAGATCGCTTGGGTTCAGGCTTGGGTTCGTCAACGGGTTTAGAAGAATCCACGGCATCATGCTCAACAATCTCCAGCGCAGCCACCCAAAGATAGCGGCGGATGTAGGTTTGCACAGCTCCAAGGTTTTGCACAGGATGGCAGCCCTTGAGGTTGGCTTCAGACATGGGAGACGTGAAGAACAGGACTTCATCAGGCTTCTCGTTGTTAACGATGGCCATCTGAGCCTTGTCAGAGCCGTAGGTCACCATGGCGGTCAGACCATGCTTGTCCATCAGGTTCAAAGCTGGGATTACAAAGTCTGCAAGTTCAAAGTACTTGTAGCCAGCAAATTTGTTCTCGCCAGTTTTTCTAATTTCCAAACTATGGAACTCAGCTCTTACCTTGTTGAGTTTTAGATAGACATTCATACTTTGCGTCCGGGTCGTGCTTTAGGTGTGCCGTCTTTTTTGTAGCCGTAAGGTGCGTTAACCTTGGCAGCAGGCTTGGCAGCGGGTTTTTCGTTAAGAGCTTTTTCAAGTTCTTTTACTTTGTTTTCCAGATTAATCACGTAGTTTTCACTGGCTTTCTCAACCAAATGATCTTGTGTTGCAAATTCTTCTACGCTTTCTGTAATTTGTTCAAGAACGTCTTCGGTTGATGTACGCAGCAGTTCGTGAAAAAGTGCAGCTTGTGCAGGTGTCAATTGGATAGTGATCATGATTTATTCTCCAAGTGGGAAGGGTGAAACGATGATGCGTGGTTCGAGATAAACCACTGTTGCTTTTTTGGTTTTGGGGTCAACGCATTGAACCCAAGTACCGTCTGCGCTGGCGGGGCTATACAGCCCGTTTGGATCGGCTTGTGGCAGTACATAGGTGTTGCCCCCGAACGGTTGCTGGGGCATCTGGGGGTTGGTGTACTGGGTTGCATATGGAAGGCCAAAACCAACAGAATCGCAAATCTTGTGAAGTTTTCCATTCATGTCCATGATGTAAGTTGTTGTTGCAACATTGCGATCACGCAACTCCAAGATGTCCTTCATCATTCGCTTCTCAGCAAAGTTCACGATGGAAGGCATGCCCACGGCCTCGATGCCACGCAAGGTCATCTCGCCCTGCTTACGACGCTCAATTTGTGATGCGTTTTCGTCTGGTGTTTTTCCACAGGCGGTCAGCATCGCCGCCAATACACAAAATAGGACTAATCTCATTTTCCGCTCCTCAAGTCGTTGTAAAAGTTGCGCAGGTTGGCTGGCATACGGTCTTCGGGATACACCGAGAAGCGGTGCAACACGATGGCACGCAAAGCGTCTTTGTGTTCAGCGTCAGCATTGATGTACTGCAACTGGAGGTCTTCCAAGTCACGCACCATGCCGTCGTTGTACTGCTCAGATTCCTTGAACACCTTGTTGTCCAAGGCGCGGTACTTCGGTGCAAAGTAGCTGGACATCTCGTATCCTAAAAACGATAGGCCGACTATCAACGCAAGCGCAGCAATGATTACAGCAGGGATTCCTAAAAGTTTTCTCATTTTTACTCCTGTGGGTTTTGTTCAAGATACTGTTGATACTGATTGCACCATTTACTGACGGAGCAGTAGCTGGCGCAGCGGGTACGTTCGCCTTTGCGTTCCACGATCAGATACTTGTCTTTCGGCTTCTCCTCTTGGAGTTGCTTCATGGCAAGCTCAGCCTCGTGCAACGTTGGCATAACGTATTTGGCACGGATATTCCCTTCCTTCATCACAGCCCAAACGGCGGGTTTTTCCCACATCTCTTCGGGTGTGCAGTCAGGCAGGTCGCCTTCCGTTTCCATTGCAAACTCACATGCCGAGTGAGCTGCAATACGTGCGGTGATGAAGGCTTCTCGTTCCTCCATCGTCCACAGCGTTATGGGAAGCTCCTTGATAGGGGCTTCTGGGTAACCAACCTTGGTGTTGACTTCACGGGCTTTCCAATCCCGCAAGATGGCCACGATGCCAAGGTCAGTTACTGTTTTACGTGCAGCATGTTCAACCAGCCAAGCGTAGATGTTGAGTTGGTATTCCCATTCAATCTTCTCGTTCATCACCGCCCAGACGCTGGTGGTTTTGTAGTCCCGAATTGAGACGCCGCCGTCGTGAGTGATTTGCAGGTCAATTGCACCTGAGATGCGCCAGCCATCCAGCTCGGCATGGATACGCTGCTCGATGATGTGGTTGTCATCTTTGCCGTGTTCCAAGACGCTGTGAATGGCAGAACCAAAGATTGACCACACCATGTCAGAGACATCCTGCTCGATCTCTTCGTCATGCTTCTTGGTCAAGGCCACAATCTTGGGGCTGTTGATGAGCTGCGTAACAGACAGATGAGCCTTGCCTTTGCTGTAAGTAGGGCGTTTGAGCACGTTGACAAACGTCTCAGGAATGTTGAAGTTGTTAGTCAGCTTCATTTGCCATCCCCTTGATCGTAGACGCCATGCAGGACTTGAGGTCCATGTCGTTTAGGTTCAGCACGAGTTTCTCCTATGATTAAAACAATCAAAACAATGACTGCTAAGCAACATAGGACGCACCGGTCTAAGTCTTTGATGTCCTGAATTTCTTTGGGCTTCAGCAGCAAAGCCCTCTGAAGTTTGAGCATGTCCGGATCGTCAATCGGCATCCTGATACCATTCTCACGGTAACGGGAACCGATCTTGATACCGGTCTTCGTTGTATAAGGTGTTGTCATATGTTCTCCTAGCAGACGGATCAAGTGTGTCCGCAAAGAGATTATATGTCAATAGGTCGTACTCATGTCAAATCATCTACTATGAACACAATCATTTTTCCATGGCCACCTAAAGAACTATCACCAAATAGTTCATTACATTGGACTAAGAAGGCTAAATATAAGAAGATGTACCGTGAAGCGTGTTGGGTTTTGACGCTGGAATCTCAAGTAAAAATAAATGCGTCCGGGAAAATCCCTATTACTGTTACGTTCTACCCGCCTGACAAACGCCACCGTGATGCAGACAACATGGTTGCAAGCATCAAAGCGGGTTTGGATGGGTTAGCTGACGGCCTGAAGGTGAACGATAGACTTTTCATGCCCACGTTCGTCTTCACCGATGAGGTCAAAGGAATGGTCAAAGTCCAGATAGACGTCTGAATTGCATTGTCTTCTGAGCAATCTCTTCCTTCTTGTTCTTGTAGAAGTCAATCCGCTGGCGTTTCTCTTCAGCCGACAACTTGGCATTGTCCTCTGTTATGCGGATCTGCTGGTTGAGCTGCACCAAGGCCGATCCAGCTGAGCCTGTAAACCCGTTGGCTTGGATAAGACCCTTGTTGACTTCAAACCACTGCTTGGCTTCCTCATGTTGGCCATGCTGGTGCAAGTTCTTGAATGTGTCCATAGCCTGATCAGAACGGGTTTTGAGGTCATAGAACAGATCTTCAGCACCACGAGGAATATCTGGCGCAATGAATGAGCCGTACAGGGGGTTGCTGCGTTCTTCTGGGGTTGGTCTGTTGCTTGCAATCAGGTTTGATCCCCACATGGCCACAGACGCCACAGTGCCTGCCAGACTACGCATCACATGGTCAGCTTGGATAGGGCTGAGAATTCGTGATCGTGTGCCTTCCACAATGTTGCCGTTTGAGTCTTCCTTGCCCGTGAATGGAATCTGAGTGGCTTCGCTAACCCATTTGCCCAGCTCAGACGTAGCAGCTGAGTACTGTTTAAACGCAGCCAGGTTTTTCATGCTGTCAGGCACAACCTTGCCGCCAGTGTAGAAATCATGGTTCAAGACGATTTCTGTGAGAGGTTTAGCAGCAGTTGGAATAGGACCAGATCCAATTGGACCAGCCAACGCATCTATCGCACCAACTTTGAGGGCTGTACGCAAACGGGTGTTGTCAATCGCATCCTTCGTTCCTTCTTTGGTGATCTTGTTGTAGAGCATCTCAGGAATGGACTTGAAGAAGTAGCTGGCCGAGGTGTGCATTGGGATCAACAACGCATGGTCAACACCAATGGTCTGCATGAGTGAACGGGGAATGTAGAAGTTCCGCATCCGAGTTTGGTCGTCCAACTTCTTGTATTCATCGTCATCACCCACGGCCATGGCATACAGCAAGCAAGCGCTAGTCAGTAAGCCAGCTGCAACGGTCAAACGAGCAATTGCCTTTTGACGGTCAATTCCTTTGAGGTTACCGCTGATGCTGCTCATCTTGGCACCAGAAACAGCCTCCAAGCCAGCTGCCACAGGTTCAGCCAGAGCTTGAGCCAAGACATCAATCTGCTGGGCGTAAGCGTTCATAAACGCAATGGTGCGGTTCAGCATCTGGGCAAATGTTCCAGCGCCACGCTTGTCAAAGTCGATGATGTTGGTAGCCGCAAGGATGGCTTTGCGTTGATCTCCACCCACGGGAAAGCCGCCGGTTTCTTTCATCACACGCACATACACGGCACGACGTTGAGCAAAGTCTGACGCATCTGCAATCTGATCCAGAATGCTTGTCACACGGTCAAAGGAAGACTTGTTAATCAAGCCAATCTCTTGACGGTACTGATGTTCTGCGGTTCTAGCGCTAGAGTGGTAGCCACCGATACCGTGAGATTTGAGAATATCCACCACTGGATCTTTCTGAGTCAAACCTTTGGCAAACGATGCAAACACGCCGCCGTACAAAGAAAGCGGGTTTTTGACGCCGCTAACCAGCGCAGCCGTTGGAGCATCCATGAACAACTGTTTGATCTGGAACACGCCAGAGAACGTGATCGAACGACGCAGACCATTGGACACGGCAGACATGATTCTGTTCATTGGAATCTGAACATCCTCAATACCAATGACAGATTGAGCAATCAAAGGATCAGCAATCTGGATATTGATCTTTCTGCCGTTGACCAAAATCTTCACAATCCCACGTGAGAAATCTTCAGTTGGGAATACCTTGAGTTTGCCTTTATCGTTGCGAGTGCCGTACTCTTGAGCAATACGGTTGGCTGCAAAGTTCTTGATCGAGTTACGGGTATACATCATCACGTTGTGGAGCATGTTGTCCACGATGTCATCGATGTCTCTTAATGTTTTACCCTCTTTAAGAATGCTTTCTCTATTAACATTCCTGACGCCTTTAGAGGTGTACATTGGAATATGAGGATCAGAATTTTCGTCCATGATGCGTTGCCATGGCACGTAGTCTTTGATGTTACGCAAGTTGTCAGCACGTTGCTTGCTGAGAATCTTGGCCTTCTCCATCATGTCGATCATGTTGCGGTTGACGTGATTCCAGTTGGTCATCATCTCCCGCAGCTCTGGATACTTTTTATCCAAAGCACTGAAGTCATCAATCGCCTCATCGCTCATGTTCACCTTTTGCAAGGCAATACCAATTACTTTGAGGTTTTCACGAGCTTCCTCAATTTCCTGCAATAAAGCCAGCTGGCGGTCTGCAGACAATGATGGATCAGCTTGTTGAGTCAACAGATCTTCTAAATTACCTTCGCTTTTCAGGTAGTCGTTAACGATTGAACGAGAACGCTTGGCTTCAAAGTAAGCCTGAATCACGTTAGCTGCACCTTGAACACCGATCTGCTTTTCCAGTTGGTGTTTTAGACCCATGATGTTGGCCATGGAGTACTTGTCAGCAGCTGCATGGAACATTTGAGTCGTGTTGTCAAACACCAAACGACCCAACATAATCACCTGAGTACCAATACGAGTCGCTTTCAAAGCCTGATTCATGGCCACCGATGCCAATGCACGGCCTTGGCTGTCTTCCAACATACGGCCATACTTTGCCGCATCCGCAGCTGTCAAACCAGCAGTGAAGTCAGTATTCTTGACACGGGTGTAAAGCAGCATACGATCCACGTTACCGACCATGTTATTTACGGCTATACGAGGGTTGTCCACTAACTTGGCGCTAATGTCTTTGGCATCTTTGATGCCGCCCAGCAACTTATCCATCACCGTGTTGGATGTGTGGATAGGAGCATCACCACGGCCATGTTTGGCCAGCAGATCGTCTATGTCCTTGACGTTATTCAAGAACGAGATCTTTGCCCCGCTTGCATGAATAAATTCAGTTAAGGATTGTTTGTGGAAACGTGCTGTCTCGCCCTTGATCAAATCATTGAATGCTTTATAGACGGCATGGTTGTTGTCAAATCCAAGGACATGCTTGAGTGCTTCGAAGAGTTGCTTGGCAAACTGAACGAACCGGTGCCATGGCGTTCCCATCTTGGCAGCCATCAGCTTCTCGGCATTGACAGCCCAGTACTCTGAAGGATTCAAGTATTGGTAGAACTCATACACTGGCATCTTGTCTGTGGCTGCGTTGAATGTTTCTTCATTGGGTTTTTCAATGAAATCCAACACGGCTTTGAAATACGCTTGAGACTTCTCGTCTGTGTATTTCTTCATGGCCGCTTGCAGAGCTTTAGACCATGTTTCAACAAGAGCTTGGCGTGTTTGGTTAGACATCATCTGCTCAAGACTGTGCATCAGCTCGTGACGAATTGTCACTGCGCTTTCAGCGCCAGATTCCTTGAACAAAGTCACAAGGCGTTCCATTGGATCAAAGTTACCAGCTGTTTTGCCGTCTCCAGCAGTTACAGATAATTTGATACCGCTCAACAAAGAAGGCACACGGTTGTAGATGTAAGCAACAACATCCAACACTTCTTTGCTGATATTCTTTTGGGTGTATTCGCCCATAGCCTTATGATAGAAATGCTCTGGCGTATCATTTCTTGGAGCCAACATTCTTATGTCGGCTTTCAGCTCTTTGGTTGTTTCTAACAGACGGGTCAACTCTTCTTGAGTACTGAGTTCTGTTTTGCCTTCTGCAACCTTACGCAAGATATATGAAGCACGTTGACGAAGAGATTTAAACTCTTTGATTTTCTCTTTGCGTACACGCTGGTTGCGATCTTTGATGCTTTCTTTGATGATGATGTTGGCCAACGGAGCAGCTTTAGGAGCAAACATTTCCTTGGCTTTGTTGGCCATGGTTGCAGCAATCAAAGTCTCGTCACGGCCATTCAAAATATAGTCAATCGCCTTCTTGGCAACTTCTGGGTCATAGGTGGTAGCTACGCCGTTGTAGAAGTCACCCAGAATATTTGTCAGACCTGAATCAAGGAAGTAAGTGCCGCCCTGCTTCTTACTCTTAGGCACACGAAATTCAATTCTTCTGCCATGGCCGTTGATAGTAAGAATCTTGTCAGGAGATGAGATAACTCCACCCGCCTCTTGCATGAAACGCATGGCGTCGTCAGCGGTTTTGATTTGAACTGGTGCTTCGCGTTGTGCTTTCTCAAAGTCATAAATACGGGGCATCAAGATACCTTGAGCCTCTGTGCCGTCTGCCTTGGTGTAGGTCATGATTTGACCAATGTTGTTCACTGCAGCAAAGCCAGCCAAGATGTTGCCGGTCACCATCCAGCGTTTTTCACGACGGACAGTTGCACCTTTGTCAAACATATCAATCAAAGGAATATGCTCGACCTGCAAAGTATCTGGATTGAGCCAGTTGACGGAAGACTCAGGAGTTAGCTCATACGTGCTGCCGATTTGGGAGAAGCTAAGATTGATCGACTTGTCATCACCGTTGGCCAAAGCAATCGTCATCTTCCAATCAGACCCAGCCATGGGATTCTTGGTCTTGCCTTTATGCTCCAAATCAGTCACCACGCCGTACAAGAACACGCCTTGGTTATTCTTGACGGAGATGGGTGTGCCAACTCTGTAGTTGCTCAAAATAGATTTGATATGAGACAGCTGAAGGTTTAACTGGCCTTTGGCCTGATCAATACGAACTTGGTCAGCACCCTTGGCTTGCAACGAAGCAACGAAATCTTTGGCATATTCAACGCCCTTAGATTTCATGTTTTCATAAAGAGAAGAACTTTTCTCGGCAGCTGTCTGGCCATTGAGATTCTTCTTGACCATCTCTTGGACTTCATCCTTAGAGAATGGTTTGACGGTGCGTTTAACGTCAACTCGCTCCATGTTTGCAGACTCTGCAAAGGGAGACAGATCGTTTTTAGCTTCGGTAATGGGCGTAGAAGAGACTGTTTCAGCACCCAGATCAACAGACTTGGCTTCCAGCTTGTTGGTTCCCATGCTGTTTTCACGCTCCAACAAATCGTTGTAGCGGTCAATCAGGTCTTTGTAAATCTCTTCTTGCTCTTTGATTGGCAGAATTGGAACGTAGCCGGTCAGCTTACGAATGTCTGCTTCTGAGGCTTCGTTTGGATTTTCACCCAATTTCAAAGCGTCTTTACCGCCAAGGGCTTGGTGAACTTCTGGGTTGTCACGCAAGAACTCTTGAGCAACTTGACCGCCGTATTCGTTCATGAAGTCCACAGCACCTTCAGCAGTAACAGAAGACTTACGTGATGCCGTGGTGTTGGCATTCAAAGATGCCATCTTCTTGAGCAGCACCGCAGCTGGACGCATCTCAGCCGGGATGTCAGCCATCATCTGCGAGTAAGCAGGAGCAACCACCTGACCTGTACGATGCACACGACCAAGCATCTGCATGTGCGTATCAATGTTATCTTCAGGCTGAACAATGATCATGTGGCGTTTGCGCTTGTCATTGAACTTGTCTGAAGCATGTAAGGATATACCAGTAGACCCAGATTGGTTCAAGATGATCACATCAGCTGTGCCATTGTTGAAAGCACGATTAGCACTGACACGCTGTTTGATGTCTGCAACACGAGGCGTTAAGATTGGTATACCACTTTGGTAGTTCAACTTTTCAGTACGTCCCGTAATCTCTTCTGTTTTGTAACCCGCTTTATGCAGCTCGTTGTGCATATAGTCGATGGGAGAGATTGGAGCCTCGCCAAAACCAGCGTTTTCGATGAAGTCCTTGATTTTGTTGTACTGAGCAACAAGCTCTGGACCCATATCTTCATCTGTTAAACGATATTTTTGAGATTCTTTTTGACCTGGCGGTTTGATTGTCAGGATGCGTTGTTTTTCTAAATAACGCAAATACAAATCTTTGAATGACAAATTCACTGGGTCACCATTTTTGATGCCCATCTCATTTGCATATTCTTGCAGGAACGAACCCATCGTGTTGGCGACGGTCATCACAACCTTCTCGCCGGCTTTCAGCCTTGCAATTGCATGGTCAACCGATGATTTGGCTTTCAAAGAAAGCAACATCTGATTAATCAAGTTGTGCATCGTTGATCCAAAAGATGCACCTTGAACTTGTGTTTTCTCACCAGTAGCAGATGCTCTGCCGCCTGATCTGTCCAAACTCTTTTGCAGCTCTTTGACAACCAGCTCTTTGGCACGTGAGAAAGCCAACACATTACGCATGGATGTAGCCATGTTCTCAGCGGTTTGCTTATCAACCTTGGCTTCCACGGTGTCATACGACACGCCAGCAAAGGTACGTTCACGACGAATGTACTGGCCAGCCTTGGTAAGCATGTTGGCCACGATCTGCTGCATAGGAATGCCGCCGTTTTTGATCGCTTCACCAAGTTTGGAGATTTTGTTAACGGCCAGTTTCATATCTGTGCTGGCATAAAGATCCATCACATCGGGGCGTTTTGCGTATGTAGCAGACGAGAAAAAAGTACTATCAGCATTGTTGACAAGTTCACGCACAAATGCTGAACGGCCAGTAGCTAAGCCTTCGCCTTCTTTTTCTGCTTCACGTTGTTCTTTGGTACGAGCTTGAGTTTCGCCTGATCCACCAGCGTTGTGGCTTTCATCAAAGATCATGTAGTTACCAGCACCCCAGTGCTTGATAAACCGTTGACGTTCAGTTTCTTCACCTTTAACAGTTTGCATCTGGTTATACGTAGTGAATATCACCTTGTAATCACCCAAACTATCTTTCATCTCCTTCATCACTCCATCCAAATCCTTGCCGGACTTAGGAGCTTTCAGAATTAGAGTGTTTTCTGTAACTTCACCATTGACATTACGCAACAATGTATAAGGGATTGATCCAGTACTGTTAGTAATAAAGATCTTTGGCTTGTTGGTGTCAAGTGCTAATTCTTTGGTCATCCCAATATCGTCCAAGTCTCGGATCATGTCCGAGTACAGGTTGGGCCTCTCAGTAACAAATATTGGGGTCTTGTCGTGAACCAAAGCGTAGCGGATCATGGCAGCCACCACACGGCCTTTACCGATACCGGTCTGGTCGCCAATGATGAAGCCTTTACCTGCCTCGGCATTACGAATGGCCAGAGTCAAGGCATCAATCTGTTCCGCAGAGAACTTCTCACGCAAAGTTTCTGGATCCATTTCCAGAGCTTCAGCCACATAATCGTCTACGTTTCCAACGCTGCGTTCAACTTCATCAAGAGAATTGTTGATGGACTGGGCCATCGCCCGTGGCACCAATGTACCAACAGATGAGGCGTTTGAATGAGGTTCGTAAGCAACTTGATGGCCAGTTTCTGTTTCTTGGCCACGTCGATCTTTTAATCCAGACTCGACTCGTGTACCTGAGACAACGCTAGGTCCACCCAATCCTGTAGGCTCGTTTCGTTCATTGCCTGCTCGGCCACTGGGTCCGACTTGTTCACCTGCGCCGGAAACGGGTCCTCGATTGCCGCCACGTTCAGGTTCGTTAGCAGGTCTAGGTTGTTCAGCACTAACGCTTGTCCCAGCTGGTTTGGGTTGTCCACGTTCGCCAGCGCCATTTTCAGACACGCTTGGTCTGCCGCCTGCTGTGGGTTTGGCTCCTTCAGCACTAGGCTCATTACCCTGTCTGCTAGGGCGTTCACCCAATCGTTCTGGCTTACCTGCCCCTGCGGGAGCAGCACTGACGTTAGCTCCGCTGGTGCTGATATTTTCTCTGGGTACCATGCGTTCATTGAGTTTCTCCTTCAGTTCTTCGTATGAACCAATCTGTTGTGGCAGATCTGCTGCCGGTAAGTTACGTTGTGATTGGCCTTTGCCGTCAATGACAATGACATCCACGGGGTAGCTTGCACCCTGCTTGGTGTACATATCGCCGCTGACAGAGAAGTGATCCACCACGTTGTACTCTTTGTACAGGTTGTAGTAGAAGTTGCGTTTCTGGGCTGCGCGGTAGGCTTCACGACGGGCTTCTTCATTCTCCGCACGAACACCACCCACGATCAAAACGGCACGACCATTGGCCGGCATCCTTGTTAACGCTTTGTAAACGATGGCATGGTCGATTTCTCGTGTGTTTTTGCCTTCAATCGTGTACGTCTCGCCAGTAGCCCCAAAGGGTGGGTTGGCAATCACCACGTCACTCAGCTCTGGGTCATAGCTGATAGCGTTCTTGTTGACCACTTCTGCGCCTGGCAACAATTTCTTGAGCATCTCAAAACGGGTTGAGTTCAGCTCGTTGGCCTTGACGTTCTTGGGATCTGCTGCAATGAGCAACATGCCGTTACCAGCTGTTGGCTCGTAAACGGTGGTCTTGTCGTTGATACCTGCCAATTCACTGGCCACATAAGCCAAAGGAGCAGGGGTGGAGTAAGCCTGTTCACGCACACTGGTGGATGAACGCACGGCCAGATTGGGCTGGCGGCTATACAGATCTACCAGACGGTCATAGATCTTGTCTTTGCTTTCTCCGCTTTGAACAATCTCACGTGCAGCCAAAACAACACCAACTTCCACGGCCTCATCAGCCTGCTTGGCAGACGCAGTGTTTGCTTCGACCTTCTGGCCTGTCAAGTCAGCAATGAACTTACGCGCTTCGTTGATGCCTGCAAATCCATTGCCTGCAAGTAAGTGAGCACTAACCGACTGAGCTAGTTTGAACTTACCTTCAGGTGTTGCCAAATCGTATTTTGGTTCTTCGCCCAGTTCTGCCAAAGACTCAACGCCGATGACAGGTTTGGCTGCCTGTGCAGCAGCTTTCTTGGCCTGTTGACGCTCTTGGTTTATCTCAGCTTTTGTCTTAGGAATTGGCTTGGCAACTTCTTGGCCAACTTCTGCCGTGGCAAATGACTTGCCAGCATCAATAGCATCTTGTGCTTCTTGAGCAGTATTGATTGGCGTGACGTTTGTCAAACCTTGTGGCGTCACATCCCCGGCGTAATGTTGAACTGGAGTTCCATCTACACCTTTGTTGATTAGTTCACCCGTGCTTGGCTTGTACCAAGCTGTTTCTTCGTCTCCTGATCCAGTAAAACCATCTGCATCTTCAATGCCAGCATACTTCCCTTGGAGATCTTTATCTTTAATCTCCAGTGGCGTTTTTGTTTCTTCCGCTGGTTTTTCTTCAGCTTGTGGAGTCTCAACTGGCTTTTCAGCCTCCGCTAAAGGTGTAGCTGCTGGTGTAGGCTCCTCAACAGGTTTTTCTTCTGTTGTTTTTGTTTCTGAAGAAATATTTTTGCGTAATTCTTGAATTGTTCCAACAGGATCATTTCTTAATCCTTCGTAAATTTGTGTTATTTGACCTGTATTTAATCTTTTTCCAATTTCAGATTCAGCAAATCTTTGGGGGGTCATTCGACCACGTTTGGCGTTGTCTTCTAAAGCCTCCAATTCAAAATCTGCATCATCCAAAGATAATGGAGTTAAACCTTCGTAAGCAGGGCTTTCCAACAATGTATAACGGAATCCAACTGGCACAACAGATTCAACTTTTTTGGTTGGCTGCTCTTCAGCTTTGACAACTGGAGCAACGGCTTCTTGTTTGGGCAAAGCAATCAGTTGATCAGGCGCATAGGTATCCAGCTCAGTAGCTGAACGAATGAGGTGAGGCTCTTCAGATTGTTCATGCAAGCCATAGACTGGGTGGCCATCAGAAAACAGTTTGTGAGCATCTTGGCTGCTGCTGATAGGAATACCCTTCTCAACTAGCTTGTCTTCTAGCTCTTCGCCTTTAATTTCAATAGGCTTTGTTTCTGGAGCCATGTATGGCTTGGCTTTTTCTGCCTCTTTAGCCACAAACTCCATTGCTTTGGTTTCTGCTTGATCCCCAAATTTATCTGTCTTAAATATGCGGGTTGATCCTGAAACATAGTTACCAGAGTCTTTGTCAAAAAGATTGGCAGTGTATCCAGTAGGAGTTTTGATGACCTGATACTCGGTGTTCTCACCCATGGGGATAGCATGAACAACTTCAGATTTTTTCTCCGGAGCAGCTGCTTCAACCTTTGGTGCAACTGTAGGAACCACTGGGGCAACAGGCTGCTCCAGATCTTCAGGAGAAACCAAGCCAGAACTTACCTGTGGAGGAAGTGATGCAGTAGGAGCTGGTGCAGCAGGCGCAATAGGAGCAACAGGAGCAACAGCAGTTGGTTGCGCTTTGGGTTGGTTTACTTTACCAGTGAAAGTAGACAACGCCTCGCCGGGAGCACCAGCAACTTCACCCAATGCTTCTTCAAAAATAGCACGTGCGTTAACTGGTTGGCTGCTTGTATAAGAACCAAGACCTTCGCCAGCCGCACCCAATAAGGCTTGTTTTGGAAGTTCTTTAGCAACGTCTTTTGCTGTTTCTTTCCAAGCATTTTTAGCAACGTTATCAAAAATTTTCTCGGCAGCATGACCAGCCGATCCAAGAGATGCAGCATCTAATAGACCAATTACGCCAGATTTGACGGCAGCCTTTTTGCTTGCATCATCATGAGTGAAACCTTGTTCGCGCAAGTCAACATATTCTTGGCTGTATTCCATCAAAGCAGAAGACATGCCTCCACCCATCACAGCACCAGATGTACCAGCACCTTTAAAACCCAGACGTGCAGTTACAGCCATGGCAATTGACTGTGGCAGGCTGCTCAATCCAACGTTTGCAACGTAGGCAGGCATCTCATCAATGTTTTTGAGATACTCTTTACCAACCATCTTTGCCTGATCAAGACCAGACGCTTGTTGAAAATCTTTAGTTTGTTCTAGTTTGTCAATCTTTTTGGAAAGCGGATCTTTGCCATACTTTTGTTCAATGGCTTGAACATCAGATTCGGTTTGCTTTAACTGTCCAAGGTATTTATTGATAGCTGCATCTGTTGCCAAAAATTCAGCTTTTTTGTTTTCAGGAGCTTTTTCGTAGTTTTGACCGTATTTTTCTTTCCTATCTTGCTGGATAGGCATCAATTCGCTTAATTGATATTGAGCACCAAAATCTCCAAGTGCTTTTATCCCTTTGGCTGCAGAGCCAATTAATGGGGATGGTCCTTGCGCCAGACCTTGCAAGCCAAATGCACCAAGACCCGTTTCTAAAGATCTTTGAATTGTGTCAGCTACACCAGTGGATCCGGGTTGATCGCCGCCTACTGGGTGCGGTGCATTAGGAATGATTTGTGTTTGAATGACATTCGAAATCTCATCAAGAGACATCGTGTCAGGAAATTGAACAACTCCGACATTTGGGATGTTTACTGATGGCATGATTTGTCTTTTTAAGTTGGAACTACCCCACCTTTACCGCCATTAGCGGTAGGGTCCCATCTTAAACTACCGCCGGGGGTTGACGGCAAAGTTTTTATCACTGACTGTGCAGGAGCAGCTGGTGGCGCTGTAGAAGCTCCGGGTGCAGGAGCAGCTCCGGGTGCAGGAGCAGCTCCGGGTGCAGGTGCTTTTTGAAGGGCAGGATTGTCCTGAGTGCCGGGCATAGTGCCACCAATCAAACTTCTTTGGATAGGACTTTGCATACCCCAAGCCTCTTTTTGAGCATCTTCCATGGCTTGTTTTCTGCCTTCTTCACCAGCAAACTTGTATTGTTTATTGTCATTATTCAAGTTGTCTGTGTAAAATTTGTTTACAAGATTTGCATAATCAAAAGATGCTTTTTGCGCCAGAGCCTGTTGTTGAATAGACAGTTGCAATTGTTTGTTAGCTGCAATCTGAGCCAACCCGATTTTTTTGGTTTCTTCTTGTCCGACCACATTGATCAAGTTGCCGGTCAAAGCGTCACGACGTGCTTGGTCTGCTTTGGCAGCTTCAATCGTGCCTGCTTGTAATCCTTTTTGTTCTGCTTGGATTTCTTTTTGAGCCTGAGTCATACCTTGCACAGCACCCAAACCAGACTTACCAACGTCAGCCAATGTGCGTTGCAGCAAATTACCACCTGTGCCGCCGGGTGAAGTCATCAATCCCAAACCAAAACGAGTCGCCATCTCAGGCAAGATCATTGCCCTGTTTTGTGCAATTTCTTTTTCCTGCGCTTCACGCATGGGTTTGTAAAGATTTGTAACCGTGCCTTCGCCTTTTTTCTCTTCAGCAAAACGGTCTGCAAGGATAGATTTCAAATCAAGTTTTTCTGGTTTTTCTTTAACCTCACCAGCTTCAGCAAACGCAATGATGCCGCCACCAGCCATGTTGGTCATCTCGCCAGTACCAATTGCAGCCACGCCAGATCGAGGTGCCATCTGTTGGGGGGCAGCCATGGCTTGACCAGCCTGTGGATTGTTATGGATGTAGCCGTGCAGCTGAGACAGTCCTGCAGCATCCAGTTTAGCAATTGGGCTGGAAGCTGGGTTTTGTTGGACTTGTTGGAGCTGCTGATCACTCATCATGTTCATTGGCACAGCACCGCCAACGGACATAGATGTGACCTGACCGCCACTAGCGTGACTGCCTGTTGCAGTGTTGTACATAGACGCTGCACCCAAGCCAGCAATACCCAAGCCACCGAGCTGGGACACAGTGCTAGGAGCAGCCTGATACATGGACGTAGACGATTGCTGCATGGGCAGGCCACGCAACATCGAGTTGAGCAGACCCAATTGCATGAATGGATACTGCTGAGCCGTTGCATAGTTTTGAACGGCTTGGTTGATAACGTTTTGCTGTTGGTTTTGTTGTTGAGCACCCAACTGGTTTTGAGTTCCCAAAATACTTTGCTGAGCACCAAGTTGCTGGTTGCCAATATTGGCCAACTGATTTGCGCCGGACATCTGACCTTGCAAAGCACCCAACTGAGCCTGCTGTCCTTGCAAACCCAGATTAGCACCAAACTGCTGTGCTTGTTGTGCGTTTTGGAAAGCGTTTTGCAGACCTGTAGCCGTGATATTGTTAGCTTGAATGTTTTGGTTGCGAGTGTTTTCTGCGTTCATCAACGCTTCACGGCTTCCACCAAAGGCTCCAGCAGACGTAGCAGCAGCTTGCTCACCCACGCCTTGAATGCCATATTGACGTGCGTTTTCAGCCAATTGCTGGTTGATCACGTCATTTTCATAAGGAGACATGTACGCTTGCGTTGCATATGGGTTCGTAGCTTGTTGTGCATACATATTGCCAGCTTGACCCATTTGGTTGCCCAAACGACCCATCTGCATAGCACCCATGCCTGTCAAACCTGTAGCCGCGCCAAATTGTCCCGGCGTTTGTAAATTGGCCGCAGAAGATTGTGCTTGTTGTTGCAGTGGGCTAAAGCCTGCTACGTAGTCTTGTGGGTTGTTGCTGTAAGGCGTGTAAGCATTAAACCCCGTCATGGATGGGTTAAAGATCTGTGCCTGTGCAGCATTCAGCATATTGCTGACGTATGGCTGTGCATAGTCAGGAATATTGGTGTTCTGGACTGTTGTCTGGGTAGGCTGTTGTTGCTGATTGCCACCGCCCCCATAGATACGACCACCGCCTACTTTACGCATGGTGGCGCTATCCCCAAAAGGTTCTCCCAAGGCGTAGAGTTGGCGTTTTGAATACATATCTGTCCTTACAACATCTTTGTGAATACTTTGTCTGTCCATTTGTAACCAAGATACTCAAACAAACGACTGTTGTCTAGATGTATCTTCGTGTGCATCACGATGCGATTAACACCGCGATCTTTCAATACCTGTTCTGCGTATTGAAAAAGTTTGATTCCGACACGGCCTTTGCGATACTCTTTGGTCACAAAGTAAATGTCTTCAAACGCTGTCTTACATGACTTGTAGTGCATATGCGGAGCAATGACAAAGATGATGTATCCAATCAACTTCTCGTCGCTTCTACAAGTGATGCAGCGCAGCATCCCTGAATTTGCCAAGTTCTTATAAGCATCGTAGTCCGGCTCATAAGGGTAATCTTTTGTGACACAAAGCTCTTCGTAGTGTTCCGGAAAGAGCTGTTCGAACTCTTTCAGAAACTTAAAACCATCGACGTCTTCGTAAATGATCATGCTGGTAGGTATTTGTAGGCTTTGGTGTCAGCCGCAATGTCCTTTGATTTGGCACGAGCAGCCTTGATGCGATCCATCATGGCATACAGACGTTTTGCGCCTGCATCTGTGCTTCCATTACCGAGTTCAGAAACAATACGAGCTGGGATCACAAACTCCCCGTCAGCCAGACGAGCAGGTTGCTTGCCGCCAATTGTGGCAGGAATTCCATCGCTTACACCATCTCCGGGTCCTTTGAGCAAATGGCCACCGTCCGAGTAAGCTCCCAGATGTCCATCCACAATATGTTTGTGAGCCATCAAACCGCCTTCTTTGGCAGTCGTAGGCATCTGTGAATTCTGAGCAATGTCTTGTTGCGCCATCGCTTCAGCTTGCGCTTGGGCAGCTGGTTTGATCTCGTAATCACCCAGATTTGCTGTAGGTTGCAGACCTTTGGCTACGCCAATCTTGCTTTTCTTGATCAAAGCAATAGGAGATGTTTGAGCATAGTCAGTGTTGTTGAGTTGATAAACGCCAACATCTGGAGCTTGGCCTTGTTCTAAAACAGGACGTTTTGTCGCTGCCTGTAAACCTGCCATCATCTCTTGAGCAGCACTTAACTCTTGGCCATATGGATCAGATCCGCTGGCCATCCTTGTTACGCCGCCCAGATTCATCTTCATGGGCAAACCTGTGTAACGGTTATCCATGGGAGTCATGGAGTTGGCCGTTTGCATATTCCCAACAGGCATCTGGCTGGGGATGTTGTAAGTGTTGCTCAACATCGTAGACTGAGGCGTATTTTGGTTTTGCATCAGTGAAGGCGTGTAAGCCAACATGCCATTAGAGTCGCCGTTGATAGCCCCAGACTGCATTTGGCCACCATCAGCAGCTGACACTACGCCTTGGTAAGGATTCTGTTGGTAGTTGGGATACTGAGCCTGATAGTGTGGGCTAGGCTGAGCAGGCAACATGGGATTGAAGATAGGATTGCCATTGGCATCCTTGGGAATTGTCTTCAAGCCAAATGGGTTGGATGCCGTTTGAACGCCGGGAACAGATAGTTGGTTGTAAGCACCCAGACCAGACAATCCGGCATTGGCCAAAGCAGCCATACCTGCCATGTTGTTTTTAGCAAACTGGCCAAAGTTTTTCAACGAATCAACAGCTCCAGTTCCTTGAGCATTCGAAATACCTTGACCCATTGTTGTCATTGGGTTGGCTTCAGCATTGAATGCAGCGTTAGCAGCTCCTGCAGAACGAACCACGTCAGCAGGATTAGATCCGGGTACTGCAAGTTGATCTTGGAAACCTCTGATTTGATCAGAAGTAAGATTATTCATGCTGCCAATCTGATTGCCAGCAATGTTAGCTGGAGTGTTTGTATTTGGGATAACTGTTGGATTGCCAGCAGTATCCATTGAATAATTTGTTAATGCGTTTGGTCCTGTTTGAGCAGCCGCTTGATTTTGTGCAAATTGTTTAGCAGCTTCATCGCCACCTGATTGAACAGTTGTATTCAATCCTGCATCAGCCAAACTACCTGCCAGTTCTCCACCGCCCCAAGCGCCAAGACCAGCCATCAAACCTTGGGTCAAGCTACCCGTCATGGCATAGTCAGCCAGACCGATACCGCCAGCCACAAGAGGCATCATCTCAGGACCAAGGAAAGCAGAAGCAGCAGCTCCAAGCGCCATAGGCAAAACAGAACTTAAAAAGCCTGCTTCAGGTAATCCAGTATGGGGGTTGATGGTGAGTGATCCACCGTGCTTTTGCGCCAGATTCTGCATGGCTTGAAGCTCACCAGTGGTCATATGAACCAGATGGGTGTCTTCACCACGTCCGTGCTTCTCTAAGTGCTTTGCAATCAAAGGTAGACTCATGGTACACCTATCGAGTTATTTGAAAAAAATTTTAACATACTACACCGTTGTTCCACTAGCGTTTACCCAGTGCACACCGTTCCACCAGATTGGAATTCCCAGCGTTGTGTCAAAGTATTGACGGCCAACCAACAACTTTGCGTTAGGTCTGTTTGCAGTTGTTCCTGACGAAGGAATTACAGTTGCCTGAGTAAAGTTGTCAATTTGGGTGAAATACAAACGAAAAGCGTTTGAAATCTGGTTTTGATAATCAAACGAATAGTCTGTTGGAGCAATTGGCAAGTTGGGTGCTTTGGTCGCTATCAGGTTACCGTTGTAAGCTGCAGTCATCAACGTCTCCCATCTGGTTTGATGTCAAGCCTGCTCAAGCCAGACTGCCATGCAACGCCAAGGCCGGTAGATTGGATCTTGTACGAAATCTGACGGCCACGCAAACGGGTGTAAACCTCGCCTGTAAATTGCTGAATGTTGTACTCTTGAGGGCTTGGAACCGAATAAACCTGAGAACTTTGCACGGCAGGTGATGCAGCATTGCCAGGCGCTGCGCCAGAGTTTTGACGTGGAATCAATTGCACGGTCACCGATGGGTTGGCCACCGTAGAGCCGTTGAAGTTGATGTCAGGCAACATGCGCCAGACAAAACCAAAGTTCTGTCCCTGTGCAATGTCAAAGTCAGACGATTGAACATAAGAAACAATCGGCTGTGGGCTGGATGTAGCCACGTCATCCACGCCGTTTTCATGGTACAGAAGTCGGCTGTTGTAATCTGCAGCAATAGGGTAACCCCTAATAGCCGTGTCAATCCATGCAGTCCGAGCCATGGTTCCATACGTCCAGACCTGATCTGCGTAGTTGTAGATCACGTATTTGTCAACCGAATTGTTGCTGCTTTCATTACTAACGTAGAACCACCAGACTTCGTTAAAGCCTTCATTGGCTCCAGCAAACACTTGATAAGACTGTCCTAAGTTGATGTCATCAAAGATGTATTGACGCAAGGTACATGGCAAAGTCTGAACAGTACCGGTGTACATATAGAACTTGCCCAGCCCCATCCAATATGTCACGTTGTTAACCGTGATCATCGCATTGGGTCCAATCACCGAGATGTTGTCCATCAAGATGTTGAAGCTCCAAACGTAGGGAGCACCGATGTACTGCATGGTGTACAGCGCCGAATCTGTCCAAATCAAAATCTCTTGACGGGTTGCACGAGCACCCACAATGTACGAACCATTGGACAACGGGAACTCGCCTGATTGATTGGTAACCGCAGGCACCCACTGATATTGGTTAGCTTGGTCAGACCAGCGAACCAACATAGGGTTGAATGGTGTATTTGGAGTCCCAGAAACGTAAGAATTAGCACCAAAAGCAATCACAAACTCTTGGATTGCAGAAGAAATTACTTGGTAAGTTGAGTTTGGAACATATGTCCCAGAATATCCTGCAGTTGTTGACAAATACTGCAAAGATTGTGCTCGTGTATTTACGCCAGTTGATGCTTGCCAATAATAGATTGAGCCTCCACGAGGAGCAATTAACAAGTCTTGGCCATAGTTGTCGTTAGACCACAGACGAAGCTGGTAAGCAATACCTGTGCTGTAAGCCGTTCCCCAAGCACGTGATCCATAAGGTGGATGCACGGTAACTGTGCCGCCACCAGTTGTGGTTGATGTGGCTGTCAACCCAGTTGGCAGCGTAATGTTGTAAGTGTTAGTTGTGACTCCAGAGATAACAAACGTATTGTTAATCTGGTTTGCCAAAATTCCTGCAACAGCAGATGCACCAGTGAAAGATACATATTGGCCATTTGTATATCCATGAGCCGTTTGCGTAACCGTGATGGTAGAGCTGCTGGATGTTGTTGCAAATGGATTGGTCAGCGTAACGTAGTTACCCACGCTGCCGCCCCATGGTCCAGTTCCCCAGCCAGTACCAATTACCGTGGTGTTATTACCAGATGGATATTCATACTGTGCGGTAACAGAAGATCCACCACCAGTGCCTGTTCCGGTAGCTGTAGTAGCTGACGTAATTGTGTACGTTGTAATACTTGGAACTGCATTAACTCGATATTCACCGCTAATAGTGACGCCATTGAAGGGCGTTGCCCCACTGAAAATAACGTAATCACCAATGTTTGGGATGTAAGTTGCATCAGTTACGGTCACCACATTACTTCCATTAACGGTTGCAAAAGGGTTAGATAACGTATCTGTGCTGCCTGCTGCTGGGTAGTAGATTGGCGTAATGTCGTTGTACGTGCCACCGTAAAAAATATAGTACTTAGATTCTGTTCCAAGCCCTAAATACAAAGCGCCAGACAATGCTTCCCAGTTCCAAATAGAACGAGCGTAACCAATGAATTGGCTGGTCGAAACTTGAGTCCAGCCACCGATTTTTTCAGGTTGACCAGATCGAAAACGAATTTTGTCGCCGCTGTACCAACCACCCTTGTTTGAATAGTCAGTACCTTCGCGGTTTAATCCAGCTTTAAACTCAAGATTTTGTAATGGCATGGCGTCATTTTCCCATTAAGCGCTTAGAACGGCAATAGCATGTTTTGTCAATGCTACCCGCTCTTCAAGCCCAAACGTGCCGCCATTGATGATCTTGGTTACTTTTGTCCAATCTTCTGCGTCCGCCGCAGCGTTCAGGTTGTGGGTTGACCAAAACCAACCTGCACTCAGCGCAGCGTATTTAGGTGTGGACACCAGATCGGGGTTGGCCACCAAATCGGTACCGATGGCCTGACCGCAGTGCCAGTAGCTATCATGCCCGGTAAGCTGGATCGCACCCCGACCACGGAACCGATACCCGTCCCCAGACGCTTCGTCACGATTGCCCATGCGTGAGGCGTAAACTTTGTTGGCGATGCGTTGCGGCTGGTGGGCGTAGGCATTTGCAATCTCCATGGTTGGAAACCGTTGTGGCCAGAGTTTATGCAACGTCTCGGCCTTGTAGTTTAGATTCTCCTCCAAAGTCTTGAAGTGATTGCACTCATGGCTGCACTGTCCGATGAACGCCGCCTGCTGATCCACGGTGGCGATGCCAAACTTGGCAAATGTCTCGTTCAGTGGGCTGACCCACTCAATGCCAATGCCCAGTTGTTGCAGTTGGAGTGCATTAATCATTTCTTGCCCCCGTTCATCACTTTGAAGACTTCCATGTAAGCGTCAATGCAGGCATTCAATTGCCTTGTGTTGGCGTCGCCTTGGTCGGTGATGGCGACAAGAGATTGAGCAGCCGCTGGGTCAAGTTCGGCTCTTGCTTGAACGCTATTTCCGCAGGAAGAGGTGGCATCTGAGGAGGCTGGTACGGGGCGGGTGGCGATAGAAAGCCGCAACTGGCCAGAGGCAATAGCAGCATCACGCTTTTGTATTTGAACTTTGGCATCTTGGTTGGCCTTCACAAGTTGAGTTGATAGGTCGGTCACACGCTGGGCAGCCTCTTGTTCAAGCCCACGCGCCTTCTCGTTGAGTTTGGCAATCTCGGCTTCTTGCTCAAGGTAGGCAATGTGGTGCCCTTCAAAGAAGGAGGCCGCCACCAAGGCTGCGATGCCAATCAGGACGTAGGGGTTGAACAAGCTAAACATATCAGCCTTTCACGCTTTGACGGGCTTCTGCCATGGCTGCACGTTCTTCGTCAGACTCAAGATGATGCGGAGGCGTCATAGGGGCTGGTGGGGGTGTCCAACCAGCCGTAGGAGCCATCATCACGACTGGGGCAGGCGGAGGTGGCGGCGGAGCCACATAAGCCGCTGTGTTGGCCTTGGCCGCATTCATCATGTCTTTGGCCTCGTTGCTGACGCCTTTGGTCAAGATGCCGCCGATGCCGCCCACAATCAGCAAAACTATGTCGTTGAGCATCTTGGTGTAGGCCTGATCAATCGGAGCCATCTGTTTGATGGGCTGGGTGACAAAGGTCACAGAGTACAGAAAGGCGAAGGTGATAAACGCAAAAATGAGCGTCACCATGATGACGACAAACGCCCGAACTCGGACGTCTATCTCATCGGCAGTTAGCCGTACATTGCTGCGGTTGGACAGGAGCTTGAGCAGGATTTCCTTCAATTTTCTTCTCCAGAATTGGTGCCACAAGATATTCGGGGCAGGTTTGCGAAAAGTCACACGCTGGGTGCTGGCACTCGGCGTCTTGGAAATGTTTGGGGTCTTGGCAGGTATAGCGATAGCGATCTTCGCAACCAATAAGTATCCAACAGACAAAAATAAGTATACAAAACCTCATTACTTCTCCTTTTGTTCTTGAAGCTCTTTTTCCAGCTTTTCAAGACGTTGAATCTTTCTTTCAATCCGACGCTCCGCAGCGTTCAGGCGCTTTTCGTTGTCAATCGCAATCAACACGCCGATGGGCACAATCAAGAAGATGACCACGGCCAACACAGTTATCCCGACCACAAACCAGCGCGTGTCGTCACGAGCCATTTGAGCGACAGTAGAAAGCCCCACATCCATGCCACCAGCAGAGTCACCGTAGCCACTATTAACGCCCGGTCTATTCTGTGGTTTCTGAGGAGTTCGCGTCGCCATTTTGCGTCCGTTTCTTTCTTCTGCTTGACTTGCCGAGCAAACTCCTGCTCTTCCAGAATTTCATTGTACGTTTTTAAGAAGTTAGAGTACAAGTCCTGTAGCCCCAGCTCCTCCGGCGTGTACACCATCGCCTCCCTAACCTGCACGCCCATCTGCTTCAACTGCCAGCGAATCTCAATCAGGTCGATGGCATTCGTTGCTACCTCTTCCGTTGTGCTGGAATCGGCTTCCAGCTCTTGGCAGTGAATGTTCAACTCCCTGATCGACTCAAAGTAAACCTTTAGATGCTCGCAAATCTCATGGACAGCCCTTGATTGAAACTGTTCATACGTAAGCTCTGGTTCTTTTTCTTTTGCTCGTCGTGCGGGTGTTTTCTCTTCATCGGGTCTTCCGACGGGAACGGCCACTGGCTGCTTTGGCTGAACTCTAAAAAGACCTTTGAACCAACCCCAAAGACCTGTGACCTCTTGGTAAATGGCCTTGGCGTCACCGATGGTTTGCTCAACACCTTTCTTGAAGTTGCTGATCTCAGCCCGGCCTTCGGAGAGCATTTGACAGCCGCTTTTGATAGCAGCCACCGCGCTTTGCGCCATAAAGAGCAGGCTGATTGGATCCACATCTTAGGTTTTGATGATGAAGTAAATGCCCAAATATGGAGAAATTGTATTCATCGCACTATTTGTAGTGGAGTTGTTGCCCACCGTGATGCCGGTTGTCGCGGTGCTTGTGTTGTCTGTATATGTGCTTGTCAAACAAGGTGTCGAGCTGCCCGATTGAGGAGCCGCATTGTAAGCATGTGCGTATGTGTGGTTGTGGCCCGGGTCTGTCACAGGGTGGGTGTGAGCAGGGAGGTTGTTTGCCACAATCGTTGTTGTTGCCGAACCACCGGTAGCGCCAACAGACGCAGCAGTAGACCCAACACCAATTGGCATACGGTCTGCATAGTTTGGCAGGTTGAACGTGGTTGACCCATCGCCCGAACCGAAAGTTGTTCCAACAATTGCAAACAAAGCTGCATAGGTTGTACGAGAAATAGCTGAGCCGTTACAGAGCAAATATCCACTAGGAGCCGAAGAAGTCGGCCACATGTTGATCGTGCCGGTAATTGCAGCTGATGCCAAAGCTGTTTGCGTAAACGCAGTGGTTGCAATTTTTGTGGAGTTATCTCCTGTAGTCGGCGTAGGAGCAGTAGCAACTCCGGTTAGTGCTGTTGTTCCAGTAACAGAAAGATTCCCGCCAACACTCAAGTTTCCAGTATCAGACTCACCAGAAGCAGTCAAAGTGCCGTTGACAAAGAAGTTACCTGCAGATCCTGTTTGTGCAGAGTAAAACCCTGCGCCATTTCCAGAAACGTTAGACGCATCGCAATAACATTGGGCGGTCACGTTGGCTGGAATGTTCAGGCTCTGAGATCCACCCGAAGCCGACATGGTGATCGTCTGGGATGTGTTGTTGACAACTACATAGAACTTATTGACAAGAGGTGCGGTAATTGTCACCGTTGCCGTTGGAGATCCGGCAAAGATAAGCACCATGGACCTAGCATCATCATATGTCCCGTTATAGGACTTCAGAGTGTATGTGGTCAACCCAGTTAGGGAAATGGCAACCACGCCAGTGATGGCTTCTTCGACCAAAGTGCCAAAGTTGTAGTTGGTTGTATCTCCCCATGTACCAGCTTGATCACCGTCACCAATCAGAGCAAGTCGTAAGGAAGTTGAATATTGAGTTGTCATGGTGTGTTCCTTTTTTTATTGTTTGGCAGCGGCGACTGGGTCTAACGCCCATGTCACAGTAGATGCTGTAATCAGGCTTGGAATGTCTGTGGCGGCGGCAATGGCTGCACGCGCCGTTTGAGCTTCGGAGCGAATCTGAGCACGCCAAGTCTTCCAGCTTGCATCCAATGCTGCGCCAGTCTCAGCGGCTTTAATGGCCATGTAATCGCTTGGAGACAGCAAAGAATGAGCCGTGGCATTGATCTGTGCTGTGGCGCTGTCTTTGAGCTGAGTCAAGTCTTTGGGCGTTGCAGTGAACGTGCCGT